CTTACCTTTCTTAAACAATCTATCTGTCCAACTACCGTTATCCATTGCCTCCTCTCGTTTTGTCTCATAAATTTCTAATATTTCATCTATTATAGCATGATCTTCTATTCTTTGTAAGTCCACCTCTGCATCTAGGTCAGGGGAATGGAACGATAACCTGCATAGAGGGTCACCTTTTTTAAGTTTTACTGGTTTTGTTTTATCTACTACTTGAAATCCGATGCTTGCTTTAGACGGCCATGTAGATAGTTGTACCCAACCAGGAACCACTATCATATTGTTATCAAGAGATGTCATAGGATGATCATTTAATTCTAACCATACATCATTGTCTGATGTCCACAACAAAAAGTGAGGAGTGGTCAAATGAAAAACCAGAGTATCTAAATGCTCCTGATTGTAATGTAAAAAATTTGCATCTATTGGTTCATCAACTCTAAACTCATAATCAATAGGTGATGATATTATAAAAGTTCTTTCGTTTTTATGATTAAAACATGGACATCTCTTATATGGCATGCCACTAGAGTCCTTAAATTCAGACTGTTTTATAATATAGTCATCAGGTGAATCCTGACTCAAGTAATTAATTTTCATCAGTAAATAATTTTAGTTACACCTTTGTAATATTTTTCCATCTCATATTTTCTATGTAGATAGTCTATCTCTATTTTCTTTCCACTAAGTTCTTCATATACTTTGATGAATGTACTCATCATGTGCCAATGTAATGGTGGAATGTATGAGGGTGATAAGCATACAAATATTTGATCAAACTTATAATCACCAAAATCATAATCATTTTTAAAACCCCAAGTAAAATTATTCAGATACTTATGCCCATGCATTGTATCTAAGAACTCTTCTGTAGTCTCGTTCATAATCCAATGAAAAGATTTTAATCTTCCCTGTGATTGTAAATAATATCCCCAGTTACCCTCTACTACTCTCTCGTCTTCATCTATCAGTTTTATTTCTTCTTCTGCACTACTTCTGGTATTTGTAAGTATATCACTATGATGGTCTATATTGACTATCTCTATATCGGTATGTCCTTCTAAACCATACAAAATATTGTCATGGTCATATCCAAAGTAAACATCGTCACAGTGTTTTAATGCTCTTAAATATGTTCTTAAACAAAAATCATAATTGTCTATATCAATCTTCTGAGATATAGTTTCAAATACCTCTGGCATTCTAGATTGTAATTGCTTCCATTGAACGACTGGTTGAACATCTGGTATCTCTTTGTTCATACCATTCTTATAGAAGTCGTTGATTGCGGGTGCTGAAATAAAGTCTAGATCAATACTGAGAATCTTCATTTTCTTCTTCCCTTTCCACTTCTTTAAATACTAGAAGTGACTCACCTGGTTGTATATTTTCCATCTCAGGATGCACAACCTTCTTAGGTTTTTCCATGTCTCTGACTAGCATGCCAGTCATTCTCCACATGAATGCGAATGTACCACCTACTACTGCAGCGAACATCAAACCGTATATAAAAACGAACATGTCATTCATATTCTTCCACCTGTGTTAAGTTTCTTCTTAATGAACTCTATTTGATCTTTACTAAGAACACGCATTGCTTGCAATGCTTTCTCACTACTGTATCTATAATACTTCTTAACTGCATCTAAATTTGATATCTTGTCCTTCTTTAACCAAGGAGCAAACCTTTTTCTTTTTCTCAGAGAATGCAATAGAAAATCATACTGTAGCTTAGGATCTAGGTTAGGATACTTGTTCATTTCATTAGAGAACATAACAGAATCTAATATCCCAGACAAACATTTGTTCACTATGAATGCAGGATATTTTAGTGTTGGATCTTCCTCTAATAAATTTTCTTTAGTAAGGTTGATAGATTTCAACCAGTCCTTTAATTCCATTTACCTCTCTTTCTTCTTCTTTCATTTCTAGCATCTAACAGACCTGCCATCAGATAACCATAATAACCTAATGCTGCAAAACATGCAATGCCAATTAATAGTTCCATAATTTTATTTAAAATAAGTTGAACAAGAGCATACAAGATTGCGATCACCATATACATTATCAATTCTTGATACTGCTGGCCAGAACTTGTTGCTCTGTTTCACAGGATATGCTGCTTGTTCTCGACTATAATTATACACCCATTTGTCAGAACTGACAACCCTTGCTGTATGAGGTGCGTTCTTTACTATCTCAGGTTTAGTAAATATCTCTCTTTTGATCATTGCCATAGCATCTACAAACCTGCGTAACTCATCAAATGATTCTGACTCTGTAGGTTCTACCATCATAGTTCCTAATACTGGCCATGATAATGTGGGTGCATGAAATCCATAATCCATCAATCTCTTTGCTACATCTTCTGCTGTAACTGGTAAGGATCGACAATCAAATATACATTCATGTGCTATCCTACCATTCTTTCCTTTATACAATACTTTAAAATCTGGATCTATTTGTTGTGCTAACCAGTTAGCAGTCAGTAATGATATTTCTGATGCCTTTCTTAGTCCTGATCCACCCATCATTCTTATGTACATCCAACTAATCAAAAGTATACTAGCACTACCTTGAGTTGCTGCTGATACTCTATGATTAATAAAAGGCACAAGATGTTCTGCTACACCAATAGGTCCTACGCCAGGTCCTCCACCACCATGAGGAATACAAAATGTTTTATGTAAATTAAGATGGCATACATCTGCACCATACTCACCAGGTTTACATAATCCTACCTGTGCATTCATGTTTGCACCATCAAGATATACCTGACCACCATTCTCATGTACAATTCTACAAATGTCTTTGATGGTTGGTTCAAATACACCATGAGTAGATGGGTATGTAATCATAATACATGATAGTTCAAATGTATTCATGATTGCTTTCTTCTCTAAATCTTTTAAATCTATATTACCTTCATCATCACATTTGATAGGAACTATTTTCATACCTGCCATGATTGCTGATGCAGGATTAGTCCCATGTGCTGATTCTGGGATCAAACATACATTTCTCTTGTGATCTTTTCTACTTTTGTGGTATGATTGTATTGCAAGCAAACCTGCATACTCACCCTGAGATCCTGCATTAGGTTGTAATGATATAGCAGAAAATCCTGTAATCTCACACAACCATTTTTTAAGATCATCCATTATCTTTTGATAACCAAGTGCTTGTCCAGAAGGAATGAATGGATGTAAGTTTGCAAACTCAGACCATGATACTGGCATCAGTTCTGCTGCTGCATTTAATTTCATTGTGCAACTACCAAGTGGTATCATACCATTTACTAGTGAGAAATCTTTCTGAACTAACTCATTAATATATCTCATCATATTAGTTTCACTATGATACTTATTAAACACCTCTTGTTGTAACCAAGGTTTTTTTCTAAGAGGAGTATGCTGCCACTTGTAGTCCTTCATTGCAGGTTCTACATGAGTGATGGTTTTTGGATCTGGTATGAAATCAATTTGTGTTTGTACAATATCTGCTATCTCATCTAGTGTAGTGCATTCATCAATAGATATAATAATCCAACCATTTTCATACCTACAATTAAATCCTTCAACATGCTTATCACTTTTAAATCTAACAGTATCAAAACCTTCCCAATCGTCTACCTCTATACCACACCATTTCAATGCTAATAGCAGCGTTTGTCTATGCCATAGGATTTTATTTGATATTTTTCTCAGACCTTCCGCACCGTGGTAAGCAGCGTAAAAACCTGCCATATTTGCGAGGAGTGCTTGAGCAGTGCATATATTGGATGTTGCTTTGTCTCGTCTTATGTGTTGTTCCCTTGTCTGTAATGCTAGTCGTAGTGCTTTATTACCTTGACTATCTACCGACTGCCCTACAATTCTACCAGGAATCTTCCTCTTATATTTTTCAGTTGTTGCAAAGAATGCTGCATGAGGTCCTCCATATCCCATAGGTATACCAAATCTCTGCATACTACCTACAGCAATATCAAATCCCATATCACCTACAGGTTCAATTAATACTTGTGCCATAGGATCTATAGCAACAATTTTTATACATTTATATACATCTGCAACTCTATTAATTGCTAGAGGTTCTCTTATCCTACCTTTGTTATTTGGTAGTTGTATTATATAAGCAAATGCATCTTCAAAATCTTTTAACTTAATAGTGTTTGTTAAATCTATTGTTTGTATTTTTATACCCAGAGGTTCTGCTCTGGTTTCTAATACTTTTAAAGTTTGTGGAAATATTTCACTATCTACTAGAAGTTTATCTTTATCTTTAGAACTGTTATATGCCATTATCATAGCTTCTGCTGCTGCAGTTCCTTCATCTAATAAAGATGCGTTAGATACTGGTAACCCTGTTAGTTCTGTAATCAGTGTTTGATAATTAAATAATGCTTCTAATCTTCCTTGAGATATCTCTGCCTGATATGGTGTATAAGATGTATACCATGCAGGATTCTCAAATACATTTCTTTGTATAACTGGTGGAGTTATTGTACCATAATATCCCTGACCTATTAGAGTTCTTTTGACTACATTTTTTGATGCTATTTCTTTTAATTCTGCAAGTGCTTGCTCTTCACTACATGGTTCTGGTAAGTCACCATCTCCACGAAGTAAGATAGAAGTCGGTACTACCTGTCTTACCAATTCTTCCAAGGAGGATACACCTAGGTCTTCTAACATTCTGTTCTGTTCTTGTTTTGAAGGACCTATGTGTCTTGAAATAAATTCTGTCATGTATTGTTAATATTTGCGTAATTGAAAACTAAAAGTTCTTTGCGACCCTGTTGTTCTTTCATATATTCACCAACAGATCTCATAGTATATGTATGGTCGAATTCAGCAGAGTACCAGTTGTTAAATCTATCTTTAATTAGTTGACTACTATTGTACGATATTAATTGTGTTGCTGTATATTTGTCGCACATGGTAGCAAAATAATCATGACTGAATCTTTTATGTAAATCTCCTTTCTTACCACCATATAAGTTATCTTTGATCTCATAAGGAGGATCTAGATATACAAAAGTATCTTTATTGTCTGATAGTAAATCTGACCAATCAGAATTTGTAATATGCCAGTTCTCTATCAACTTACCATATGCTGCTAGTTTTTCAATTCCTCTGTAGGAGAAATTAGATTCTGATGCTTGAGGAGAGAAGGACGATGCTTC